CGCCAGCAGAGGACCTGGCTGACCCGTCGCCGCAAGGCCGGGGGCCGGGCCTTCCTCCTGCTGAAGGTCGGGGAGACGGAGTGGTTGCTATTCGACGGAGCGGTGGCCGCTGCTATGCTGGGCCAGGTTCCGCGAGAACGCCTGTATGAGGTCTGTGTCGCACGTTGGACACGCCTTCCGAGAACCAAGGAGATTTGTACATGTCTGCTACAGTGACACCAACCAAAGGCGAAAGCCTACTGCTACACCGCCGCCGCAAGGGTCTCAATCAGATTGAGGCCGCGAAGGAGTACGGGGTGCACCCGGACCGCTACCGTGAATGGGAAGCGGACCGCCGCCTGGACGATCAACCGCGCCAGCACCTCGGACAACTGAAGCCCCACGAGGTCTGCTTGCTGTTCCGCCGCCGCTCGGGTAAGACCCAGCGCGAAATCGCCGCCGCTCTGGGCTGCACTCGCCTCTGGGTCATCCAGATGGAGGACGGGAAAGCGCCGGTTGAGCGCCTTCGTGAATATTGGGGCTTTTGAGGGGGATCGGAAATGGCGGAACTGCCGAAACACAAGACCAAGGACGCAATCGACTTCTTGAAGAAGTGGTGCCCGGAGGGGCCGTGGGTCCTGACGGCCATCATCCCGGACGGGAAAACGGAGACGGTCACATTCATGCCCGACCGCTGGCAGAAAGCCGCGGAGTGGATCGAAGGGCACCAGGGCAAGCGCAACCTGTACTTCCACGTGAACCCGGTCCGCCGGGCGATGGACGTGAAAGCCTCGAAGGAGGACATGGCCCGCCTCGCCTGGCTTCACGTGGACATCGACCCGCGAGCCGGGGAGGACTTCGAGGAGGAGCGGGCGCGGGCGCTGAAGCTGCTCCAGTCCTACACGCCCAAGCCCACGGTCATCATCGACTCGGGCGGGGGCTATCAGGGCTTTTGGCGTCTGAACCCGTCCGACAAGCTGGACATCGCCGGATCGGTGGCGAAGGCTCAGGAGCTGGAAGCGTACAACATCCAGCTGGAGAAGGTGTTTCAGGCGGACCACTGTCACAACGTGGACCGCATCATGCGCCTCCCGGGCACGATCAACATGCCCACCGCGAAGAAGGTCAAGAAGGGTCGCCAGCCGACCCTCGCCCGTCTCGTGGAGTGGAATGACGCCAGCTACCCCATCGAACAATTCACCCCCGCGGTTCGAGTCCAGATGGCGGAGCAGGGCCTGGCCGGGGGCCGTCCGAAGGTGAAGATCACGGGCAACGTCCCGGACATCGGGACGGAGGAGCTGCGGGAGTGGGCCCATGAGCACGGGAAGGCTATCAGCGACCACGTACTGGCGCTGATTGCTACTGGGCAGGACCCGCTGGACCCGACCAAGTACCCCTCCCGGTCGGAAGCCCTGTTCAAGGTCTGCTGCGACCTCGTGCGGGCGGAGGTCCCTGATGAAATGATCTTCGCGGTGATCACAGGCTCCAACGAAATCGCCGCGAGCGTCAGAGACAAGCCGAACTGGGAAGGCTACGCCCTGCGGCAGATCGAACGTGCCCACGAGGAGGCGGTGGACCCTTGGCTGCGCAAGCTCAACGAGAAGCACGCCGTCATCGCAGACATCGGCGGGAAGTGCCGCATCATCAGCGAGGTCTGGGACCCGGCGATGAAGCGGACCAAAATCAGCAAGCAGTCCTTCGAGGACTTCCGCAACCGCTACCGCCACATCAAGGTAGTGGTTGGGCACTCGGAGGAGGGCAAGCCCATCGAGAAGGCCGCGGGAGCCTTCTGGATTGATCACCCCCAGCGCCGCCAATATGAGACCATCGTGTTTGCCCCCGGCCAGGAGGTCGAAGAAGCCTACAACCTCTGGCGCGGGTTCGCGTGCGACTCCCTCCCGGGCGAGAAGCACATGCCCTTCCTGAACCACATCCGCGACAACGTCTGCTCAGGGAACCCGGAGCACTACCACTACCTGGTCGGGTGGATGGCGCGGATGGTCCAGCACCCGGACGGCCCGGGCGAAGTGGCCGTGGTCCTCCGCGGTCGCCGCGGCACCGGCAAGTCCTTCTTCGCCAAGGTCCTGGGCGCGATGTTCGGGCGTCACTACCTCCAAGTCAGCGACTCGAAGCACCTGGTGGGCTCCTTCAACGCCCACCTCCGCGATACCGTCCTGCTGTTCGGTGATGAGGCTTTCTTCGCCGGAGACAAGAAGCACGAAAGCGTGCTCAAGACCCTCGTGACCGAAGAACACCTGGTGATCGAGGGCAAGGGCGTGGACGCGGAAGCGGCCCCGAACTATGTCCACCTGGTCCTCGCCTCGAACGAAGATTGGGTGGTGCCCGCGGGTCTGGATGAACGCCGGTTCTTCGTCATGGAGGTGGGCGAGGGCCACAAGCAGGACCACGCCTATTTCAAGCGCATCAAGGACGATCTGGACAACGGAGGACTTGAGCACCTGCTCCACTTCCTCCTGACCTATGACCTGAGCGCCTTCGAGGTTCGCCAGGTCCCCCAGACCCGGGCGCTGCAGGACCAGAAGATCATGAGCATGTCGCCGGAAACCCAGTGGATGTATGAGAAGCTGTGGGAGGGCCGGTTGCTCAAGACCGACCAGGACTGGCGGAACAAGGTGGTGAAGGACAGCTTGTATGACGACTACGTGAACGACCTCCGCGACCAGGGCCGGAACTTCCGCATGAGCCGCACCGGCTTCGGCAAGTGGCTTGCCCGGGCCTTCCCGGACGGCTGGCCGCAGTCGAAGCAGGAAATGGCGGAGATTCCATGGACCAATGAACATGGCTTCGAGGTGATGATCAAGAAGCGCGTGTACATGTACCACCTCCCCCCGCTGGAGCAGGTCCGGGCGCACTGGGACAAGAACTTTGGCGGCCCGTTCGAGTGGCCCAAGGTCGAACCGACCCAGGAGCCTCTGAAGGACGGCCCGAAGTCGGACAAGCCGCCATTCTGAGGACGCCGCGATGAGCGACACGCTGGAAGCAACGAAGCGGGAGCTGGAGGGGGCGGGGATCGCCTACACGGTGGAGCTGGGCCGGAGACACTACAAGGTCCGCTTCACCGTGAGGGGGAAGCCTCTGATGGTGACGTGCTCGCGGACTTCCTCCGACCACCGCGCGGCCCTCAACGCCCGCCTTCAGGTCCGGCGGGAAATCCGCCGCGCGCTGGAATTGACCTGAACCGCTTTACTTCTTCGGACTGACCCACTATACTTCTTCACACGAGTTGAGAAATGAACCAACCCCAGATACTGACACCGCGATTCGAGATTGGAAAGGAGCTGACCCATCATGAACTACAAGAAGCCTTCCGCCGCATACACGGGCACCCGATCCCGCGCGGCGCAAAACCGCAAGAAGTCGCACGAGGACTTGCTGCGCGAAGCCCGTTGCGATTCGAGTTTGAAGTCAATCGCCTTCGGGGCTATGCTTGGGACGCTGACGAGGTTGCGTGACCACGCCCGCTGGGCTGCTCCGCTCGCCTTCGCCGTCCTGCTGCTCTGGGGCCTGGCGGGGGCCTTTGCGGACTATCTGGACCGCCCGGAGGTCCATATCAGCTACCTGACCCGGGAGTGTGTGCGCGTGGTGAACGCGGATGGCTCCCCCGGATCGTGTGGAGCCCTCCCGGACCGCTATGAGCGAGTGTGGGTGGAGTAAGATTCTGTTTCAACAACCCTGAGAAAAGGAGTCACAACGTGATCATCTTCCGCAACAAGGGCGTCATCGACCCCAAGTCCATCACCACCTTCGGGGTCAGCTCGAAGGAGAACCCCGGGGCCATCGGCTTCTTCGGGACCGGCCTCAAGTACGCCATCGCCATCCTCCTCCGCGAGGGCTGCGACATCACCATTCACGCCGGGAAGCGCAAGCTGGAGTTCGGCATCAAGCGGGATCGCGTCCGGGTCGATGACTTCAACGTGGTCACGATGAACAACCGCCGTCTGGGCTTCACCACGGAGGTCGGCAAGACCTGGGAAGTGTGGCAAGCCTTCCGCGAGCTGTACTGCAACACGATGGACGAACGGGGCGAAGTGTTCGAGGCCAGCGAGGTCCCGGAAGTCGCCGCGGACGAAACCGTGATTGTGGTCCGGGGCGAGAAGTTCCTGGATGTCTGGGCCTCCCGCTCCGACATCATCCTGTCCAGCGAGCCTCTGGAGCGCCACGAGGCCGTCCACATCCATCCCGGCCCGTCGCACTTCGTGTACTACCGGGGCGTGCGAGCCTACCGGCTGGACAACCCCTCGCAGTTCACCTACAACATCCAGAAGAAGGTGGACCTGACGGAGGATCGGACCATCAAGTGGTCCTGGGACATCAGCGCCGCCGTCCGCCGCGGGCTCTGCGAGTCGCAACAGGCTCCCCTGATCAAGAAAGCCGTCACCGCGCCCAAGGCGACCTTCGAGCATGCGCTGGAGTTCGAGGGCGTGGAGCCGTCCAAGCCCTTCCTGGCGACCGTCTCCGAACTCGCCCGCAGCTTCGACTCCTCGCTGTCCCGCTCCGCGCTGAAGGCTTCGCAGGTCTGGATCATGGACCAGCTCCACGAGGAGGCGACCCCGATGCGCCTGAGCGAGCTGGAACGGACCCGGCTGGAGAAGGCCGCGGGCTTCTGCGAGCGGCTGGGCTTCGCCGTCCAGGACTACCCGATCATTGTCAGCGAGTTCCTGGGCGAGGAAGTCCTGGGCCGGGCGCATGAGGGCAAAATCTACATCAGCAAGCGCACCTTGATGATGGGGACCAAGATGCTGGCCGGGACGCTGATTGAGGAGTTCATCCACCTCCGCCACCAGCTGTACGATGAAACCCGCACCATGCAGAACTTCCTGATGGACACCATCGTGTCCTTGGGCGAACAGATCACCGGAGAACCGCTATGAGCCGCAAGACCACCATCCGTCTCACCGGAGACGCCCTGACCGCCGCCCGGGCCGTCCACGGCATCCACCAACAAGCCCACGCCCAGAAGGCGGAGCTGGAACGCGAGTTTCAGGAGCGACTGAACGAACTCGGGCGGGACGCCCAGGAGCAGATGAGCCGGGCCTGGCCGGTGCTCATGAACGCCGCGGACCTCCCGATGGAGGAGTTGGGCGAGTGGGAACTGGACGCGAGCTATCTGGATGACCACGGCTGCGCCTTCCTGAGCAAGCGCGAGGCGGAGGACGCCCGCCCCTCCTTGGGCGACTTGCTCCAGTCCATGACCGCCTCGAAGCACTGAGGAGCCCGACTATGAAACCGCTGCTGATCTTCGCCCTCGCCCTGCTGCCCCTCGCCACGCAGGCGGCACCGGAGGACCGCCCCCTGTATAACGCCCAGGAGACGGTCCGGCGTGCGCAGATCGGCAGCAATTCCCCACGCCTCGCCCCTCCGTCCCGGGTCCTCCCGGCGGAGGTCGGGGCGAAGCCGGACCCGGCCCGCTTCGAGCGGCTGGAGTGCTGGCACGATCCCGCCCGACCCCTGGGCAACCGTATTGTTTGCGAACCTCGGAGAACCAAATGAGCAACGAAACCCAAGAATCAATCACCCGCTGGGCTGACGACACCTTCGGAGTGAAGCACCCGGCGGAAGTCGCCGCCCGTATGAACGTGGAGGTGGCGGAGCTGGTCGCTGGCCTCGCCACGGTCGCCGCCGTCCCGGTCGGAGATATGGACCCGGAGCTGGTCCAGGAACTCCAGAAGGAGTGCGCGGACGTGTTCATCATGCTCGCCCAGGTCGCGGAGAAGCTGGACGTGGACCTTCAGACCGTGGTGAACTACAAGATGGGGGTGAACCGCCGCCGCAACTGGACCCGGAGCCCGTCCGGGAAGATGCAGCACGTGGAAACCTTCCTGGACCCCGGAAGCGGTCTGGAAATGGAGCTGGACAAGTTCTACATCATCAGCGACTCCGGCAGCTTCTTCACGCCGCAGGGCTTCGACTCCGCCGATCAAGCCCTGAACTGGGCTCAATCCGCGGACGGGATCGCCGCCGGGGCCCAGGACGCCGTGGTGCCGACCTTCCAGGCCGGGGGCTTCTTCGAGGGCCAGGACGGCGTGAACATCTACCTGGGCCGCGAGCTGCGCGCCTTCTGGAAAGCCAACCCCCTGTGCGAAGGAGAACCAGCATGACCACTACCATCCAGGGCGTCCAGGCCCGCCTCGGGCGCAACCCGGAGGACCCCCGCAAGTACCAGGTCACGGTCCTGGTGTATAGCCAAGTCCGCCCAGGCCTGAAGTCCTCCACGGACATCGACCCAGGCCAGTGCGCGAGCCAGCAGCACCTCCTCCAGATGATCGGGACGGCGGGAGCCGCTTGCGCGGAGTACCTGGGGGAGAAGTACGGCGACAACATCGACCCCGTGGTGGCCTCCCGGGATGCGGTCCGGGCCTTCGGGGAGGAGTGCCGCTTGATGGCGGAACTCGCCCGCGACGTACCGGAGAAGCTGAAGCGCCTCGAAGCCAACGTGGCGAAGCTGTCCAACGAGAACCAGGAGCAGCTGCGCCGCCTCCGCTACCTCGTGAACCACCAAGAGAAGCTGCTGCCGCGGGAAGTCGCGTGGCTGAATCAGCGCCTCGGGGAACTCCACGGAGGGCAGCTGTGACGGACCTGGACGAAGCGGCCCTGGCCGTACTGTTCGAGGAGTACCGGCAACGCCTCCCTGTCGCGGACTGGGAGGAGTTCCTGGTCATCGCCCGGGGCGTCCTCGCCTCGGAGCGGGTCCGCTGCCGGGTCCAGCGCCGGGAGTATTTTGTTGAGGACTACCTGGAAGCCGATCTGCGCCGCCACTTTGACACGCTGGCTCATCGGTTCGGCTCACCGGCCTTGGCGATCCCGGGACCGCGACCGCTCCTGCTGAAGGAACTCCCGTGGTGGAGGCGCTGGGCGCTGATCGCCCTCCTCCCGAAGCCGGATGACGACAAACCCTGATCAACACGGAGACAATTGATGATCGAGACGAACAACCCGGGCCATGGCTTCTTCGGAACCTACGCCCAGAAGAAGGGCGAGGAGGCTGCGCGCAAGGCTTGGGCCGTCGCCTTCGAGGCAATCGCCGCCGCCGTACCCTCCGCGAAGCCGGAGGAGGTCCGCAACTACCTGGACAGCGTGTATGGGCGTCACACCGCGGATGAGGTCCTCAGCGGCCCGTCCGTTGCGCACCAACTCCAGTTCCGCGCGGCCCGCTTCCGTCGCCACTTCGCGGAGATTCAACGCCAAACCGCCCGCGGGGCCTTCGAGGACTGACCATGATACCATTTGACCAAGTCGAAGCCTACGTGGGCGACTTCCTGAGCGAACTCCACGGACGGGGCCTGGGCGGGAACATCGTGAAGGACTCCCCCGCCCAGCTCATCTACCCGGAGCGGGCGCTGTGGACCGGGGAAGCGCACCAGCTCGCCTTCCTGGGCGAGCCTGGGGACTACCGCCTGGAGCTGCGCCGGATCGAGGGCGGGCACTGGGAGGCGATCCGCGAGGAGCGCGACCCGGACCGCTTCAACCTGCTAATCATCGACCTCTGCGTGAAGGAGGGCTGACGCCATGAACCAAGACCCGAACAAGCGCCCCAACGGGACGTACAAGCCCAAGGCGGAGCGGGTGCCGCCGGTGAACCTTGACGCGGCGATCCACGGGGGCCTCCGCCTTCTCGCCTTCGCCCTGTTCCGTCAGGCGATGGTGGAGGCTATCGTGGACCAGCGCGAGAAGGCCCAAGGCATCCCGACCGGCGACGGCTCCGCGGCGACCTCCTGGGAGGAGCTGGAGCGGGTCCTGGGCAAGGAGACGGTGGACAAGATGAGGGCCGGAACTTGAAGGAGAACCGGGATTGGGAGCTGTGCTGGATCGTCCCGGGAGGTTCCCTTCAAACCAAGAAGGTGACGGGCTACGCCCGCGCCTGCCAGGAGGCCAAGAACCTCCGTTTCAAGCTGCGCAAGACCGAAGGAGTGAGAATATGGATCATGAGCGAGTTCTGAGCTGGCTGCGGAGCCTGTTCAGGCGGACGCCCGCCGCCCCGCCGCCGGAGTCGGGACCGATCACCTGGCCCGGGATGATGGCCCCGGGCTTCGACCAACAACCCTTACCTGAGAGACACCCTATGGAACTTGACCACGAACAATGGGGAAGCGTGGTGAAAAATGACTTCATCCGAACCTTCCTGGGCGACCGCCTCGGGGCCGGAGTCGCCCGCCAGGTGTACGCCCTACACGGTCAGACGGCCCTGGTGGCGAAGGTCGAGACCACGGCCCAGTCCTTCCAGAACATCACGGAGTGGCAGCTGTGGCACGAGGTCCAATTCACCCCCTGGGCTCGCTGGTTCGCCCCGTGCCGCCGCATCAGCCCCTGCGGGATCGTCCTTGTACAGGAGCGGACGCAACCGCTGCCCCCGGGCGAGCTGCCGAAGGAGCTGCCGGACTTCTTCACCGATCTGAAGCCGGAGAACTTCGGCCTGATCGACGGCCAAGTGGTCTGCCATGACTACGCCCTCCACCTCGCCTTCTCGAACGGCCTGAGCAAGGCCCGCGTCCGCAAGGTCAAGAAGGATGAGTGGAGCGTGCCGGAGGCGGAATGAGCCGGAGGAAACCCCGCCGCGGGGAGTACGTCTGCACCTGCGGGGCCTATCGGTTCCCGCACCGCTTCGGAGGCGGTCGCTGCTCGGGCTACTTCATCGCCGTGGAGCAGTGGGAGTCGCACTATGGGTCGGGCGACTGCCGCCACTGTAACTGCCTCAACCGGACGGAGGCCCGCCCCTACTGCGAAGTGGTGGAGGGCGGCGAGTCGGTCCAGGAATGCCCCGTGTGGCAAGAGTTTGTACGATTCAATGAGATCAAACTGAAGAAGGAGAAGTGACATGAGTGACGACAACACGATGGACAGCGTGATGATTGACCTGGAGACGATGGCGACCGGCCCCAACGCCGGGGTCATCCAGGTCGGGGCGATCCCGTTCAACAGCCGAACCGGATTGGTGAAGCCGGACCTGTTCGAGGTGGACGTGGACCTCCACAGCGCCCTGATGCTGGGCGGCGAGGTCGATGCCTCCACGGTCCAGTTCTGGCGGGACCAGGGCGGACTCCAGCCCAAGCGCCCACCGAAGGCGATGCGCTCCGCGCTGACCGACCTCGCCCGCTGGTTGGGCAAGTACCCGGACCTGAAGCGGGTCTGGGCCCAGGGGCCGTCCTTTGACGTCGCCATTCTTGAGGGTTACTATCGCCGGGCGGGCGTCCCGATTCCATGGGGATACTCCATGGCCCGGGACACCCGCACCGTGTATGACCTGGCGAAGGAGCGGGGCTGGTCGAAGCCGGAGGGGACGCAAGCCGTTCACACCAGCCTGGAGGACTGCCGCCGCCAGATCATCTGCCTCATGAGCGCCCTGAACGTCCTCCGGGGCAACCCTGAAGGAGAACCCAAGATTGGCTGACGAAATCGACTTGAGCAATGACCGTATCCTCCACGACACGGACCGCGAAGTGGCCCGGATCGCGGAGGCCGCGGCGAAGATTCCGCCCGGGGAGCCGGGCGACTGTGACCTGTGTGGCGAATGGAGCGGGAGGCTGGTGGGAGGAGTCTGTGCGCCCTGTCGGGACCGCCACAAGTTGCCGTGAATCGAAGAAAGTTGTATGAGGGGGCTTTACTTCTTCGGGAGCCCCCACTATACTTTCTTCACGTTCAACAAGAACGGCAACCACAGAAATGGAGAACATCATGACCCGCACCGCCGCCTTCTACACCGACCGCGCCACCGCCCGCTTCGAGGCTGGTTTCACCTCCAAGGCCGCTCAACAAGAAGCCCTCCGCGACCTCAACAGCGCCTTCGAGCTGCTGAAGCGCGACATCACCGGCCTGGTCCTGGACATCGACCGGGACGCCCGCACCGCGGATCATGATGACGTGTACTGGAACCTGGCCGACTACCCCCACAACTGGAAGGCCAAGCACTCCGCCCTCGCCCTCCGCGTGTTCCCGCAGACCGCCGCGACCGTCGCCCAGATCGAAGCCCTGGTGACCTTCCGCGCCGCCGTGAAGGCCGCGCCGGTGGTGAAGGTTGAACGCGCCAGCGACACCGCCAAGATCGAAGCCGTGACCAAGTCCATCCGCGACCTGATGGAGCTGCGCCAGGAGCAGTACAACAACGCCCTCCGCCTCCACGACATCTTCGGCGGGCTCCCGGTCCACGCCAACGTCCACTACGTGACCAACCAGCACGGCACCACCTTCCTCCGGGCCTTCTACTACCTGAACGGCACCCTGACCCCGCTGTCTATCATCATCGCCGCCGCTGAGGCGAAGGCCCGGGAAGCCGAAGGCAAGTGAGGCGAAGCGGGAGGGCTCCGGCCCTCCCTCCTCCCGGGATCGAAAAAAGTTTGTTCTGGGGCTTTACTTCTTCGGGTGACTGGCACTATACTTTCTTCACGTTGAACAACTTGTAGAAATGGAGAACTGAAATGAGCCTGATCCTCCCGCCCCAGACCCACGCTGCCCGCGAACTGATCGACATTGAACAGCTCGCCTCGCTGGGCGATGTCCAGAACCGCATGAAGCTGCCGACCCTCCAGCAGGCCAAGACCTCCGCGGCCCGCTCCTTCGCCGGTGACCGCGCGATCCGCCGGATCAACATGCTGGTCCTCCGCGCGGACGGCACCCTGGAGCTGATCGGCTTCGGACCTCGCGGAGGCCGCAAGACCCTCTGGAAGTTCGGCCAGCTGTGATCGACACGGGAGGGCTCAGGCCCTCCCCCACCCAAGAAAAGGAGCTCAATCATGTACCACATCAACAACCGCACCCAGAACCCCTCCACCTTCGTCCCCACCCTGTTCATCGGAGTCGGGGAGCTGGGCTGCTTCTTCACCCTCCGCGAGACGTACCTGCACGCCGTCCCGGGTCCCGGTCCCATGGGCAACGCGGTGGTGAATGGCGTGTACCAGGGCTCCTTCGAGGTCCGCAGCTACCACGTGAAGAACCTGAGCCAGGACCCTGACGAAGCCTTCGAGAAGGCCCAGGAAGCCTCTGAGCGCATGGGCCTGAAGCTCACGACCTCCCGCGACTCCCTCCGCGAGGAAATGAACGCGATTCACCGCGCCAACGCCGCGGAGCTGGAGCGCCGGGAGCGTGAGCGGAAGGAGCGCGAGGACCGCTGGGCCGCGGAACGGGCCGCGGAGGAGGAGGAGAAGCGCCAGACCATCCTGGGCGGCAAGTTCGCCTTCGGACCCTACGCGGGCAAGGAGTTCCACGAGGCTCCGCGGGGCTATATCAGCTGGTTGATCGACACCCTCCCGGACTTCGAGGAAGGTGGCCTGATGCGCCTGACCGCCCAGGAGGTCGCCCGCCGGGTCCCGCACCTCGCCCTGCCGAAGCCGAAGCCCGACCTGTACGTGGGCGAGCCGAAGAAGCGCATGACCTTCGACGTGACCGTGGTGCGCCGCTACACCTTCGCCCGTGACGCCTGGAACGGCTACGGCATCGAGACGGTCCACATCATCACGATGATCGACCGCGCGACCGGGGCCTGCCTCGTGTCGAAGTCCGGGGCCTTCTACGCGGAGGAGGGCGAGGAGCTGAAGATCAAGGCCACCGTGAAGGAGCACGCGGAGTACCGCGGCCAGGCCCAGACCGTTGTCCAGCGGATCGCGGTGCTGGAGGACTGACCGGATGCGCCCAAACCTCCTCGAAGCCCTCCGCAGCATGTCGGAGGCAGAGTTGTACGCCGCCCTGTACCAGGACCCCCTCACCGGGGTCCTCAACCGCAGGGCCTTCACCGGAGCCCTCGGGGAGGTCCGGGCCGTCGCCCTCGTTGATCTGGACTCGCTGAAGTGGATCAACGACAACCTGGGCCACCGCGCTGGTGATCAAGCCCTCCAGGTCCTGGCGGACGCCCTCGTGCGATCCTTCGGAGCTGACTGGGTGTTCCGCGTGTCGGGCGATGAGTTCGCGGTGATGGGTGATAGCCACGAACGTCTCGCCCAGGGGCTCGCGGTCCTCCGCGCGACAATCCCGGGCTTCAGCTTCGGGACCGGGACCGACATGGCGGAGGCGGACGGCGAACTGATCCACGACAAGGCGAGGCGGGAGCGGTCCGGCCTTCGTGCCGCGCGAGGACTCCGACCGCCTTGGGTCGATTGATCGACCTCCGGGGGCTTTACTTCTTCGGAGGCCACCACTATACTTCTTTCAGGTCGGGGCGGTCCCGACCACATTCAGAAATGGAGAACACGACATGAGCAAGATCACCGCCACCCGCATCGACAACGATGAACAGCGCCTCGAAATCCTCCCGACCTTCTTTGGCGCAGACTTCCTCCGGGTCGAAGTGGCCCTGTACAGCCACCTCCAGAAGATGTGTGAGGAGTACAACGGCGCGTACTGGTACATGTACAAGCTGTCCAACGGCGCGATGTACCTGGCCCCGGCGATTGAGAACCGGAAGCTGCGACTGACCGTGGACACCAACGGCTACTCGGGCGAGGTCAGCGGAGACGCCGCGGGCCTGATCACCTGCCTGTTCGTGTTCAACGCCCTCTGCTGGAAGTACCCGCAGCGCCAGGACTACGTGGACCTGTTCTACAAGCTGCGTGACTTCGCCTTCGACCACCCGGAGGCTGAGGAAATCATCGCCGCCATCGACTGATACACCAACCCGGGGCGGAGCCGATCCGCCCCGAACTTCCCAGAAAAGGAGTCAATCATGACCAAATCCGCCAACACCGCCAAGGCCGTCCTCCTGGAGGAGACCATCAACCAAGGTCGCCAGGACGTGACCGCCCGCCGCGTCCTGTCCCTGGGCGACTTCAAGGTGCGCCTCACGATCAAGTCCGACAGCTACCAATTCCAGTCCTTCGCCCGCGCGGAAGTCTGGAACCCGGCGACCCTGAGCTGGAACCAGGTCCACTCCATCCACTACGCTGAAATGGCGACCCCGGAGGGCCTGTGCTACCACCCGAACAAGTCCGGCCTGAAGATCACCCACTTCACGCGCGACTTCGACCGCCTGCTGACGATGGTCAAGCAGATCATCCTGTAACCTTGTAGAAAAGGAGCCCGCAATGGCCAACATGAGCTACTGTCGTTGGGAGAACACCCTCAACGACCTCCGCGACTGCGCGGAACACGTGAACGACCCCCTGGGAGGATCGGAGGCCCGCGCCCGGGCGTCCCTCCTCGAACTCGCCGCGGACATGCTGGAGGAGGTCGGGGTGACCATCGACCGCCGCGAGCTGGACGAAGCCCTGAGCAACGCCCCGGGAGGTGAAGGATGAGCACCGAACTGATCAACCGCCCCCGGGAAGGCTATCAGCTGACCGGGTTCTATGGCGGAGACGCCCGGGGCTACTGCCTCCAGATCACGAGTGACCACGGCTATGTCCAAGTGACTCGGGAAGGAGCGGCCCGCCTCGCCGCGGACATCTTCCGTCACTTCCTGGAGACTCCCGGACCGGCGGAAGCCCAGGCGACCCTCGCCCGGGCCGCTCGCCTGTTCGAGGAGGCCCTGCCGAAGTTCAACTGGGGCGCGAGCGCCCTGGACGCCAACGCGATCCAACTGCTCAACGAGGTCCCGGGCGAAGTCCGCGCGACCCTGAAGGCTTGCGCCCTGTGCGGAGGGGAAGGCCACACGGCCCCGAACTGCCCGTGGGCGAAGGAGGGTGGAGCATGAACACGCCCAACACCCCGCCCGACCGCCGCGTGCGGTCCATGACCTCCTCCGTGGGCACGACCCGCGACGGCTACCTGGTCCGCCAAGTGGTTGTCGAGTGCGAGGACGGCACGCTGTGGCGACTCTGCGACAACGAAGCCGGGACTGATCACTGGGTCCGGCTCCCGGCGATCCCGGGGAGGTGAACTATGTCACTGGCTGAGTTCGAGGACCGCGTGGCGGGCATCCCCTGCCTCATCGTGGTCACCTACTGGGAGCCCTACGTGCCCGCCCAAATCAGCGGCCCGCCTGAATACTGCTACCCGGCGGAAGGCGGATGCGGTGAATGGGAAGTCCGCGACCGCCGCGGACGGCCCGCGCCCTGGCTGGAGCGCAAGATGACGGAGGCGGAGCGGGAGCGCCTGGAACAACTTGTATTTGATTATATGGAGAACCGCGAATGAGACAACGATTGATCGACCGGGCGAAGCGCGCCCTGATCCGGCGGCTTCGGACCCGGCACCAAATGG